ATTTGCTTTTCTTTAAGTCTACCCATCCGCCGAATATAGTTGATGTTGCTGTGACTATGGCTGACCACATTATGAATAAATCCTCATCAAATATTTAACATTTAACTCACTGTAGAATTGTAACATTCTTTCGCACGCTGTACGAGAAGCAACCGCAATTCCGTTACTATTTAAGCGTAAACATGGTGCGATGCAACCTAGTAGTTGACTGACATTGTTAGCAGGATGAAATTCTATACTTGTGCGGGAATCAACGCCTAAAACATTAAAATAGGTGTGTCTGCCTGTTATATCACGCATAAAGAAGTAATCACCCTCTGGAATGCAAGATATATTGACCCTATTGTTATTCCACGGTAATTCAAGCGATGCCATTACTTGTCCATCGGGCAAGGTTAACTCGCCCGATGTGTGTGTTTTGTTGTATGTGCGTTTAATTGTTAACATTACTTTTTAAATCTTGGTCTAAAGGATGGAATCGATCTGTCTTTGAATGGAGCCACATTGAAAGTATAGCCCTCTTTTCTTACTCGGTTATACCATATGTGGTTAGGGTTAAAATAATCAAAATAAAACTCATAGCCATAGTCAAAAGCCAAACCAAACACTTTTCTGCGCTTAAAATATCTTTTTTTACCGTCCTTTCCAATCCAAATTGCAGTTTTTTCAACCTCTCCATCATCTATTTTTATTATTTTTATATCGTCAAAATGTATAGATGTGCCAAACCAATCTGTGAGGCGTAAATTCCAGCACACATTCCTTTGAGAACACCATTTATAACCATACCACCACTTTTTAAATATAGATAAATCAGACCAGATAACGCCTAAGTAGTCTGGATACCATCCTTGTATTGTTTTACCGTCTACGTTTTTCCAATACTTACGTATATTTTCTGGGTCGCATCCAGTACCATTCCAGCCATCTTCACGGCAACCAAAAATATAATCTAACCCCCACGGCAACCTATCTAACTCTTTTATTGTTGCGTAAATTGTAGGTATAAATAAAATGATTGGTGCGAAAATAAACATAGCTAATCTAAATATAGTTTTAATTATCACAATATTGATCCTCTTATGTCTCCTGTTGTTATATAAGTTATGGTAAACCCGTCGCGGTCTATCGCAGCACCACCTGCTGATCCACTTGTTGAATCACCTAAGCCACCGCCGTCCTCGCCTGTTGCTTCTTGAGGCTCAAATCCGTCAGTAGATGAAGCAAAACCACCTGATCCGCCTGATGTATTTGTCCCATCTTGTGCTTGTGTTACAATACCAGCAGAGCCATTGTTATTTGTTCCAGTACCAGCAACCCCATTCAAATATCCAGCACCACCACCGCCAGCAGCTTGCACTCCAACGCTTGATGTATCTTCACCACCCGCACCACCGCCGCCAATTATACCAGAGTTAACCAACCTTATATTAGCCGCTAATTTTAATCCTAAACCACCCGCAGTTGAAGATCCGCCAGTACTAGCACCAGTTCCACCAAGACCAAGAATTAAACCCCTGACATCTAGTTTTATTGGGTTTGCCAATGTACCAGGGAATGATCCGGTGTTAACGGCCTCGGTTAGTGATGTCGATCCTGTTACGCAAGATGAATCAAACACAAATACAATATCATACGTATCCAAAACATCTGGATAAACACTGTCATATTCTGCGCGAAGGTTTATATTTTCAATGTTACCGGCTAAAACAACTAATCTTTGGTTCGGATCATCGCTGTCTAAATCTTCCGGCAATTCTATGCCGTAGCCATGTTCTATCGCTGTGTACTTATATGCCTTGCTTTCACCCGCGCTAATTACTTGCACCGGCATATCGTACCTATTGCCTGTTGTCTCATCTAGCACTAAATCGCTATTAATGAATAGCGGATCGCCAGTCCATAAAGCGCCATCTTTTGCATCAAGTGAAAAGCTAACTTCTCTCGGTGTATCTTGGAATCTTCTCCCCCACTTAGCAGCCAGTCTAATCGCAGCGGCTCTATTTGAGTTGTTTATCCATCTGCTATTTATCACTTTGTATGCTTGTATGCCGCCATACTTAGCTATGCTAGTTGGGGTTATTCTTATATAACCTTGTTTATAGTTCCTAATTTCGTCTAGTTTTTCTGTAGGGTCTTTTTGTCCAAAGTTTACGATTACAGTTGAAACCCTCATTGCCGTTTTATCTTTTACTGAAACACTACCAGATAAAAAGTTCGCCTCTGGCGTATATACATCTGAACTGTCTGGAGGTGGTTTAACTGCGGTCATTATTATTTTATTGACTCGCTCATCCCAAAATAAATAGTGCGGCGCTGACTCTCCGAGTTCTTTAAGTAAGTCTGAGACACCTATAGGCTCAGTGATTAAAGTCTCGTATAGCCCTGGGAAATACAAATCACTTTCACTATCCCACTGAGACTTATCAATCTGAGCCGCAGGAACACCCGCATATTCAGTTAGCAAGTCGTATGCAATATCAGCCAATGAATCACTATATTGCAGGCATAATTGAAACTCATCGTTTTGTGAGTGTTCAATCGCTAAAGTCGTATACTGGCTACGTACAATAGTAAAATTATCGCCGGATCGAGTAAATGAAACAACCTCGTCGCCCATTCTACCAAAGCCGCTTGCAGGATAACCACTAGCACCAACACCAGCGGGAGTTAATGTGATACTGGTAGTTGTATCTATAATATCAGCAGAAAGTTTGCCTGCTGACTTCTGAGGCGCTTTTGCTCTATCGTTTGATGCTAGTTTTAATGTATCTTTAGCAGTTAAAGAGACGCCTTTTTCAGTCATAGAAAATGATTCTATGACGTAATCTCTGCGCTGAAAGTTATCAGTAGAATAAATATTATTTTCTATGTAACCGCTATATATTGAAAGCCTGCCGCCTTGATACCCTGCGTTTTTTGCTCGCCAATTAGCCCAGAACCGAACTGGCGCTGATGCTGTTCCGTATATTGTGTAGTCTTGATGCTCATTCATTGATACTGATGCGGTTGCTCTAACGCCTAACCCGCCGCCTAAGTCTATTCGCGCCGGTGACATTGTTTGCCCGGTCATTGTCGGAATTGCAGAAAGTCCAACAGGCAAAGTATATCTGTTTTCACAGAAACGATATGTGTTTGAGTTAACTTCTACCTCACAATACCAAAAGTGTTCCTTTGTGTATTGCCCTCTAAGTGTATCAAAAGCCATTAACCATGTCCTTGCAAGTCAAACCCAACGCTCATATACGTTCTTCTGCCGCTAAGTGATGGCTTTATATCTTCATTAACAGAAACATAGCCAACATCATTAGGATATAATAAGAGATTCCACGCAAAAAAGAAAGGCAAAGACTTGGCATTTTGCATAAACGCAAAAAAATCACCACGAACAAAATCACTCGGAAGATTATCCCAAGAAACAGAAGTTTCGAACCCTCTTGATTTAATTTCACGACCCACCCATTGACCTGTTTCTGTTGTTGAATTTGAATACTCTGTTACTGCTGACAATGGCAGAGGTGAGTGACCGCTGAAGAATGGTCTTGGCATTTGCATTGAAATGCCCGCTGAAACAACACCAACGTAGCCGTCCACCGTGCCGGTGAATGTAATTATTAACTCTTTAACGCTAACAGTAGTAGCACTATGCAGCATTATTGCCGTATCAGTTGTGGGAGTAGTCGCACCGAATGATACTAGTGTGCCGCCTGTAGTCGCCTTGTACGATGCTAATACTGAATATTTATCACCTAAGTTGTGAGCGCCTAAGCATACAGTGTCTATGCTTACATTAACCGGCAATACATAGGTAATCGTTTGTGTTTCCGTAAAAGTAAACCGCTCGAATGTGTTTGGCAGTAAAGTATATGACGGATTTACTCCGCCGCTTGAAGTAGCAGCAGATCCAGTTAATAAATTATTGTGTAGTATTCTCGCATGATTTAATGCGAAAGGCGCTGATGCGTTATCCTGTACAGGTATCAATAAACCCATGACTTACCAGCCCAAGTTTGAATCTTGCCGGTTAAATCACTAACAGGTTCTGTGCCTATAATATCTCCTTCGTCGTCAAAGACGTTAGTGTCTATCCAGTAATTTAACAATACAGACTGGTCAACGGTTTCATTTTCAACTGCTAAAACATCCCAATCTAAATCAAACCCGTATTGGTTGCCGTCCTCGTCAAATAAATCATTGTTAGTCACTGCATTTAATGTTGCTGCATCAATATCAGCATTAATCAAACGTAATTCTTTACCAAGATAAACACCTGTATCGACTAAACGACTATCAGCAAAAACACCTTTATGTTTTGCAATAGTTTTTTGCAAGGCTTCCGGCATAGCTTCAAATGTTGTGCCTTCTGGTATTGCGATTATAAACATCATAGTGCTTTTACCTCGTCTGCTGTTAGTGCGTAATTGTAAACTCTAAAGCTTTTAACGTTGCCGTATAAACTACCCGCCATTGAAAAGGTGGTTGCAGTGCCGCTAGGTGGTAACTTTACAGCAGTGCCTTGACTAATATTATCGACATAGAGTTCAAAACTAGCAAGACCACTACTGTTAGTGTATCTTTTTGCTGCTAAACCACCAACTTCTACATTGTAAGATACTGAATTCACGCCTTCTCTAAGTCGAGCCTCTCCTGTGCCGTTATCCATTAATCGTAAGTATCGACTTGTAACTCCTTCAATATTGTATAGTTGCTGATTGTTCCCAGATGAAACCGCAAAATTTCCAATTAAACTTGCCACGCTAGTTATTGAAAACTTACTATTAAAGTTTGGTAAAAGTCCTATGGGTAAATCTAAAGAATCAGCCGCCCTAGTAACCGCCGATCCTTCTGTTCTTATATAGCTAGTGGCAAATGGTAGGGCTTCGAATTGTGCGCCCCATATCAAATAATCGGCGGCTGTTGAGCCATAAAGCACAATTGTGCTAGATGTAGCTATCGCTATGAAACTAATTGAACACCTAAACCAACCGTTTGATATATATTTAATGTTTGCATTAAGAGTTGATGCCCCTATAGAGGTAACGAGTCCTGTAATCGTGTTAAATCTAGCTTCTGCGGTTGCGCCATTTAATTTTATTTGAACAGTTTCAGGATTGTTATTTTTTAAATAAACTGACGCGGTGTATGTAGATCCTATTACTGTTGCGGCTGCTTTAAAAACCCCAGATGTAGCACCAGTAGTTACAAACCTATCAGCTGAAAATGTACCATCTAATGCCAGTCCTGAATTTTCTGTAATCGTTGGTGAACCGTTAGGATTCCAGCCTCCTATCTCCTCTGAATCAGTAAATAAATTAGTACTCGCCCCCTCTGCCAAATACCCCAAACAATCACCTGTTGCCGCATCGTATTCAATGCGTGGGCTTGCGGTGAATGATTGTGTTACTGCTGTTGCTAGTGTTTTGACGTATGGTAAAGGTTTAATACCTAAAGTAGCTTGCGCTCCATGTAAATATAAAAACTTCCCTGTTCCGACATAAGCGGAAAAAGTGTCTAAATAAAATCTGAATTTTAATGCTGTTGATGCTGCTATAATTGAAATAGAGCATCTATACCAACCATCACCAACGTACTCTATAAAACCGTTTGTTGGAGTGCCTATACTTGATAATATTGTTCCGTTTAATAAATCAAACATATATCCGTCTGCGCTATCAACATCATAAACCCCAATTTTATTTAAATTTCCGGCTTTTGCGTAAACACTTAAATTATAAATAGAACCTGAAACAACCGTTTGATTTGATAGTGTTAATGTGTGCACTCTATTTGCAGTATTATCAATTATTTTATCGGCTGTTTTGGTTTTATCGGGTGCGGCAATTGAATTAGCTAAAACAGTAACTTCGTCTTTAACCCAAGCCGCATTATCAAACTGCTCGCTATACAAAGATAAATTCTCAACATCACCAACAAAATCATTTTTTAACACATAATCGTATTGGTTAAACTGGTTTTTATTCCGACCAATATAACTCCCTGAACTTGCGCGGCTGTAATCAAAATCAACGTTGTAAAGTTGCTGACAGAAGTCTAAATTAACAACATCGCCACCTGTACGCAATGCAGCGCCAGAATTTAAGGGATTGTTTGCAACAGGCAATGGTGTAGAGCTAGGCGCTACCGTACTTCTAGCAGTTGGCAATCCAGTAGTTGCTGGGGTTAAACTTGTCCGCGCGGTAGGGGTTGCTGTGGTGCTAGGCGCTACTGCTGGGTTAGCTGTCGGGTTTGCCGTAGTACTAGGCGTTACCGATGTTCTTGCTGTAGGGTTTGCCGTTGTGCCAGCGCCCTCGGCTGGTAGTGCTGACGGTGCATCTGTTCCCGCTGGGGGTAATGGCGTTGACATTGTGAAACCTCTTAATATTTATTGTTTGATTATATGCTAAAAACTAGCCGCCTGCAAAGTTTACGGTGTAGCCATCGCCTAACGCTTGGTTTAGCGTATCAACTAATTGACCTCCACTAATTAAACTGTTCGCGTCTATTCCTGCAATTGATATATTTCTATCTTGACCGCCTCCACCTGCACCGCCTCCAGTTGTTCTAGTCGCTGGCAATCCGCCGCTAAATGTATTTGATCCACCACCAGCACCGCCGAACTTTTGCTTTGCTATGCCTTGAATTTGAACAGCACTAGCGGCGCCCTGTGCGACCGCTAAAGGTATATTAAGCGGATAGGGTACGCTTGACATAGTTTTTGATACAGCAGCGTAGCCGTCAACGATAGCCTGACCAATTGCAGCCGCCTTGCCGATCTCAAATAACTTACGGCTCTCGGTATTCATTAGCGTGGATAACGCGCCAAATGTAGCTGATGCATTCCCTAGAGTGGTTTGTTTTTTATTCTCTTCTTCTTTCTTTTTTCGATCTGTTTCTTTTTTGTTTATTTCACCAATATCAGCGGCTAACTTTTCAGCTTTCTTCTTTTTTAGTTCGTCATATTCGTCGCGTTTTAGTCCGTCTTTTATTAAGGACTCTTCTAGCATAATTAGTTCTGTTTCTATTTTTTCTTTTAATAGCTCAGACTCTGTTTTAAACTCATTCCTAATTCTTTCTAGGTTTGAGCCGCGTGCGCTTTCTTGAGCTTTTAAGTCAGCCTTGACCTTTGCTGTTTTTGCAGCTTCCTCTCTTTCAGTTTCAGATAGTGATATTTGCGCTGCTTCTGCTTTTTCTATTTCGGTTATTAAAACAGCAATGTGTTCTGGTAATACGCCAGATGCGCCATCGCTTAACTCGAACGCTAAGGCCATTCTTCTAGCTGCGTTTGCGCCACCCTCAGTTTCAGCCCTAACCACTGCTAACTGTTGAGCTAAAACTTGCGACATTTCAATGGCTTTTGTTATTGATTTGGCTTCACCTTCCGAATTTAGCTGACCATTTAAATCTGCCATTGCCATTCGTAAAAGATTTGTTATGTCAGTCCCTCGCCTAACTCCATCAAATAGAGGGATTAAGGAATCGCCCAGATCAATTAACTTTCTATTTGACTGGCCAGTCTGTTCTCCAAGAGACGATAAAGCATTTTCAAGCGCTCCAACCCCTAAAGCGTTTTTGTTATTTGCAAAAAAACTTAATGCTTGGGCTAATTCAACGGCTTGCGGTCTTGTTAGGTCTAACTTTCTACCTAGACCAGAAATAGCCATTTCTGTGTCCATTATTTTTTTAGCGGTTACACTTCCAAGCGAGCCAGCTAATGAACCTGCTTTTTCTGCAAATTGCTCAACAGATAAACCAGATTCGAATAAAACATCATTAAAGGATTTAAAGTCACCCTGACTTAAATTTATTATGGATTTAGATATATCATTTGTAGCTATCTTAATCATATCACCAGCTTCAAATATATTTGAAGCTAATTCAAACTTGGCTAACGAGTCAGACCTTGCAGCTAATTTATTTAATGATTCTGTGAAACTTAAGACGCCTCCTGAGGAAAGTTCAAAGTTTTTTGATAAGCTTACCGTAACCTCCTCTAATTGCTCAATTGCGCTTTTTGAGTTAGCAAGTCCAGGAAGCAAGCTTATTCCTATTGCCGCCCCAATGCCTACAATTGAGCCAATCAATGGCGCACCAAGCACAATACCCAAATCAGCCCCTTGTTGACTTAAGGCCATCATAGGGTTAACGCCGCCTTGTATCTGTCCTACCATTTGTTGCAACTGGATTGAAGCCATACCAGCAGAGCGACCCATACCAGCCATTGATTTTGCTGATTTTTGTGATTGCTTAGATTGTCTAGTTAGCGCCTTTCCAGTTCCAGACAGTGCTGCATCTGTCTTTTTAAACTCATTCTGTATCTTTTTAGCAGAGGTTGTAATTGCTTGCTCTGATTTAATTACACCGGACGCATCAACATCAGCTTTAAGTTCAACAAAGACCCCATCAATTCTTTCAGCCATTTAAATAAATCCTTCGCCTGTTGAGCGGTCTATTAAATCATCCCAAAATTCAACGCGGATTCCGTTGTGCAATTCAGGTGGTGTATTAAATTTCATTATCTCGCCAATTTCACGAGGGGACATCAACCAATATTCACTCGGTTGTATGCCCCACTCGGAAACCGCTAACGCATAAAGCGTATGATACGGATATTCTGTTATTTTTTCGCCGGTTTCGGCTTGGGCTTTTTTGTTGGTGTGTCCTCTGCGCTACTAGGGAACATAGCGGACAAAGCAGTTTTAGCCGAATTTATTAGACCGACTGGATCAGCATTAATAAGTTCAGCCCAAACATCCTCCGCATCAACATCAACACCAGCAGAATTTAACAGTAACGCATAAAAAGAGGATAACAAACTAGTAGGCGGGATTGACTCTTGTTCAACTAATAATTGAAGTTTAAGCAAATTAACGCCTTTTAGTTCTATTCGGTTTATCAAGTCCATTGATAAAGCTATATCGTACTTCTCACCCTTGAACCCGATTGTAATTTCTTTTTGTATGCCTGCCATAAATTAAGTACCCGCTACAAATGTTACTTCGCCACTTGAAGCCAGTGAAGCCTCAAAAGTGTACTTTTCGTTATAATCACCAGTGTCGGAGAACGAACCGAAACCAAAATCACCTGTTACAGTTGAGCCGTCCGGGTAAGTCAATACACAAGCATAGACTTGGCTGGTGTTGCTAACTGTAGACATTAGCAAGTTAAGGTTTTCGACAACGCCTGAGAATGACAGCTCAATCGACTTTTGACCAGGTTCAGCCAAAACAGTAGCCCAACCATCAGACTTGTCGCTTGTTACATCAATCATTTCGTTATTAACCGATAAGCCTTTAGTAGTAATAGCAATATTACCGACTCCGCCGATTGTTAGTGTTACTTTTCTTCCTGCAAAACCTACGCCAACAGCCATAGTAATATCCTCGTTATGTATTTAAGTGGTTTGTAAAATTATTCTATACCGTTGGATTCCGTGCATTGTTATGCCGTCCGGATCTAAAAGTATATTCGAGTATTCTTGATGTAGCTCAACGGTCGTATAACCTGTCATGGGTATGTCAACGTGATGAAGCGCATCGTAAATAGCTTTTTGTAAATTGCCAACGTATAATAAATCCCGCTTATCTGACCAAGTGTGTATATTGATAACACCCTCAAAGCCTAGATCTGCGTCATTATCATCGCCATTTAATAATATGTCTGATACCACAATATAAGGGTATCCGTTAAAGTCTTGCGGCGTATGAGTAAACACAGCGGGTAATCCGCCAAATGTTGATAGTAATGCGCTTACATTACCATCGGCTCTAAGTGTCGTAATGATACTTGTCGCCACTTGTACTTGCTCACTCATATAGCCAACCTATCAATCGCATTATTAACCGACCTGATTATATTGCGCTTAACTGCCCCGCGGTTAGATTCCAAAGAGGGTTGTAACCACGGATGCGTAAATTCTAAATATGTTGCATATGGCGCTTTTGCTGTAGCACCCACTCGATAAATACTGTCAGCCATCTTCTCAACTTGTATCGCATTCACTAGGTTTCCTGTGTCTGTGTTAGGTGCTTGACCTATGGCAGCGGCGACGTGAGAATATGGGTTGCCATTTTGGCTGTACCTTACAACTGTCGCGCCTGGTGAAACCTCTTGAATGCTTTTCCTTGCGTAACCTTGAATTTCTAAGGCTGCACCGAATACGCCCTCATCAACAGCCTCATCAAATGAGTCGCCTAGCAATCTCATTTTTTGCTTAAACTTATTTACACCAGTAACCTTAACACTCACGAGTTCACCCCGCGCTTGGCTGTAATAGTCAAAAACCTATCAGCCTCATCAATATTATCAATATGCTTAATATTATAATCATCACCACGGTATACAATTTGCATACTTTCCGTTATGTCAGCGCGATACCTAATAGTAAATTTACTTACAGCTACCGCGCCTAGTTGGTCGTATCTCATTAGCTCTGAGCCGGTCATATTCTTAATCTTTGACCAAACGTCAGCAAGTTTAACAAATGACTGTGATTGACCACCTGTTGCCGTTGCTGTTACCACTAAGCTGTTAATCGTTATCTTACGATTAAGGCTTGCGGGAGTTATATCGCAGCATTTCATTAAATTACAAACCCGCCATTAACAGCGAACGGAATTAACAAACCCATAGCGCCTGACATTTTAAGCGCATCCGATCCATTACAACCGCGATGTAATACTATATGTGCGGCAACCATCAACACAGCTTGTTTAATTGGCTCTGGTATATCGTTAACCGAATAGCCGAACCCTGCAAGATAATCAACTTCAATCGCGTTCAATGTTAAGTCGTTATCTAGGTACACATTATTAAATCTAATAAATGCTTGTTTCTCACTAAACAGAACGTAGTCTGTCGTTGCTACACCTAAAACCCTGACCTCAGTGATTGATTGAATATTAGCCATAGGTAAATCAATATCAAGCTTGTATATGCTGCTAGGTCTAGATAAGTGATTGTAATTCGTTTTATAGTCGGAAGGCCAATCAACCAATTTAAGTTGATATTGCCTAGTGATTAAATCTTGCTTTAAATAACTAATGACAAGTTGAGTCGCGCTGATAAGTGAACCCTGTAGAGTAGGGTCGTCAATATCAAGCCTAGCCCAATCGGATAGCTCTAAAGTTGATACAGGCGCAATTAATCCATCATTAGTAGTAAAGCTCATTATGCTTTTTTCTCATTTGGCTTATAGGTCTGCTTTTTTACTTTCTCAACTGGCTTTTTTATTTCAATATTACCAATCAAGCCGCGTTCCAGTAATTGAACAACCTCTGTAGAATCAGCTAGTTTAATCATATCGCCAATTCTGCCAAACGTAGAGTTCATTAATATTTTATAAGTTTTCATGATTTCCCTCATTTAATTACCTTATTATAAACTGGTAAGACCACATACGCAAATAAAGTATGCTAGGCTTATATTTCAATCAACCAGGGGAACAAAATGAGACATACAACAAAAGTAATTATTAAATCAGCAATACTCGCATCATTTATTGTTACTTTGTTTGCAATAGGCACAACAAAGGTATTTGCATCTGAAACAGACCAGTGCAAAGATTGGCACAAAATCGGGACAGTAATAATGAATATGCGCCAATTAAACGCACCAATTTCAGACTTGATGCAGATAGCAAAAAATAATCCAGACTTTGAAGCTATAATGAGAGTTATTACAATTGAAGCATATGACCGTCCAAGATACTCAACTAAGGAGATGCAAGATAATTCAATTAAAGAGTTTGCAAACGAGGTTTATTTAATTTGTTATAAAGCTAATACAGAAAAGGAGGTTTAAGTTATCATTAGCAATAAAAAAGCCGCGATAATATGCGCGGTTGTGTCTGTTTTTTATACTTCTATTGGGTTGGTTGTTTTTTATTTTTAATGGGGTTTGGATATGAAGTTAATAATTAAGAGTTACAAAGTAGTAGAGAATGAAAAAGTTCTATTAAGGTTTCCATCTGTTGAACCAGGAGACTTTATTCTGTTTCATGGTAATAACATGGATAATACAATTATATTCGACTCACACGCTATTGAGGTTGATAATGATGATGCCGAAAATCCCGAGAGAGTACTTGTGTTTAGGCTTAAAGGTAACGTTATAGCGACTTTCAGAAGCTCAAAAGAGATGGCGTTATTTAATAGCGCAATGGATCGCTTCCAAACTGCTTTTATTGCGGCGCGTCAAGCTTTTGAAACATCTTTAGCGGGGGTTTGGTAATGACAGTATCACAAAAAGAAGTAAATGAAACTTTAAAGTATATTAAAGAAAAATACCCTAGATCAAATGATAACGGGCTGCAAAGTCATATACTGGCTAGGTCAGATTCTCCTTTGGCTTATATGAATGACGCTCGATTTTTGGATGATGTCCAGCGCTCTCAAAAATGGGTTAGATGGGCTAAGGGTTTTGGATTGCGAAAAACAATAAACAAAACACGAACAAGTTATACAATAAAGCACTACATTGAAGAAAGTGAGATTTCAAAAGGGTACGTTCCAAACATGGCTGCAATAGTTGCGTTTATTATTGAGGGTGTGAATATAACATCAAATGGAAACCCTTACACAAACCTAAGCATGAAATGCTTTGTTAAATATAAACGGGAGGATTTGTTATGGGCTATAACGTAGTGGTTATGGACGCTAAGAATAAAAACCATATTGGCTATTGTGATGGGATGTATTCAAAATCAGTTGTTAATGACATTGTTAAAAAATACATGCTGAAATACAGGAAAGTAAAGTTTGAGGTGGTAAAAGTTAAAGAGTGGAGTAAAGATAGTAAACTTATTTCAGATATTAAGGATGAATTAAAATGATTAAAGAAATAGAGCCAAAGCAGTTTTTAAGGCTGGTTAAAAACAAGTTTAAGCGGGGCGATTTCACTCCAATTGTGCTTTTCGGTGAGACTTGTTCGGGTAAAACTACTTTGTGTAATGCTGCTAATAAAGCTTGCGGAAAAATAACTTACGAAAGTTACTCGCTTTATGCTTTAAATACTAAGCGCATGGAAAAGAATAAAAAGCACCTAATGCGTGAAATTTGCGATTTGGCTTCAATGTGTAAAATTCAAGTTTTCTCATCCCCTAAAACAGAAGTCGCTATTGCATTTGGTAAAGCGTTTGGATTGCCAGTTTACCAACTTAATGATATTAGGGCTTGTAGGGGAATAATGGAATTTGGAGAAGACAACTTCCTAGATAGTTTAGTTGCGTAAAACCCATAAAAAAGCCGCTGATTAAAGCGGCTTTTTACTATCTTCTATTTACTATTAAGTGGCAACAGTAAACAAACCTTTACAGAATGCTTTAGGCAATGGAATTGCTAGTGTGTAGCGTTCTTCCGCTAAGATTGCAACGCCGTTTTTGACGAAGTAATCAGAGTGTGACTCACTAACTCTAACTGATACGCTTTCTCTATCATAGATTACCGCACCCATATTCCAATCACCGATAAGGAACTGTGTTGCTGGCATTGCATTAGTTACAATGACAGGGATACGCCATACAGAATCAGCAGCGCGAACTGTAGGCATAGACACCATCAAATAATGGCCGTCTGTTGCTTTTGCTGTCTCAAGGATTTCCCAATCAACAGGGTTAAGCACTAAACCAGTCATATTGTAGTAATCAGACTGTTGTTCAATACGAATTGCCTTGCGGATGTGGTCGATCATAGCACTAGGTATATCACCAGCGGATGTACCTGCTGGAAGTTGCCCAGCGTCATTCAAATCAGCATCAACTAGTAATCCGGTCAAGTTTGCACCAGTACCAGAGCCAAGCAACAATTGTGCATCAGATGCCAAATCAAGGCCATAAGTCAAACGGTTGTCAATCATGTTTTGCAACATAGGCGCATCTGCTAATACCTGGCGAGACGCTGGAATCCAATGTGCAATTGTACGAACTGGGTAAGTAACTAGCTCGTAAGTGATGTTTGACTCAGCTTTAGCGGCAAATTCAGCGCTTTGCGGCGCGGCACTATTGGTAAATACGTTTTCGCGCATAATTTCAACAGCGTTTGATGCAGTTGGCACGGCTGGGATTAGGTCACGGATGCGTAAAGGTCTGTTTGGATCTTGAAATACGCGAGAGTCACGGTCTGGACTAATAAGTGCGCCTGCACTAGCTGCGGCTGATGTGATGTCTTTGCGTTCAAAAGAAACAGCAACGTTGTTACCGCGACCATTTGACTTCATATCTGTAAATGCAGTTGATGCAGTAAACAACTCGCCCATTGATTTACGTATCTCTGATCCGCTTTCCATTTTCTTTGACTTCTGCTCTAGCTCGATTAATTTCGCATCAACAGCGCCAAACAATGTTTTAAGCTCACCAAAGTTTGCTTCATGCTTTTCGAAAGCCGCTTTAGTTTCTGCGCTAACATCGCCATTCGCTTTTATTTCTTCTTGCATTTTTACCTGTGCATTTTTAATTTCAGTTGATGCAGTGTTCAACTGGTCTGCTAACTCTTTAAGTTCCATTTTGGAAACCCTCTTGTAATTGATTAATGTTTAGTTGGCCTTACAGCCCAAAGTTTTTGACCGCTAATAATATCGCGGTTTCTTCATCTCGCGGCTGCGTAATAATTTGAGTGTTTTTAAACGGCTCAACTTTTAACAGTGCTTTTAATTCATCTAGTAATTCGGTTAATTCTTTTAATTGGTTCGGAGTACAGTCGCCAGTCTTAAGTCTATCAGTAATTGATTTGACGCTTGTGATAAAAGCTTTCTCATTCATTGGGAAGGTAACAGGGCTAAACTCATAAAGTTTGACCTCGTTGATCATCCTGTTGCCTTTGTCATTGTAAGAACTTTTACCCTGTGGAATGCTAAAACCGATACTCATTTGGTCAATAACTTTATCTGCCATCAACTCTAAAACTTCATCACCTAACCTGGTCTTGCTGATTTTGCCTTCAACATATAAGCCTTTTGAGTCTGGCTTCATAATTAACGGCTTGCCAATTGGAGTGGTATGGTCAAATAATATCTTTACGCGGTCGGCTCTTTCTTGGATTGTCTTATTAAAAGCCTTACTGGTAATTATATCGCCGCCCAAGTCCTCGTCAAACGTTGAGGCATAGCCTGCGAATGTACGCTCTGACACGCTAGTTTCGGCTTTAAAATCTACCGGCTTAAAATCCATTGTTGACACCTTAATTTATTTATTACTAGTATTTTAAACTGGTATGACCACATAGTCAAATTTAGTGTGTTATTGTGTGTTTTTAATTAGGGGATAGTATGACAATCACAGAGAAAACATTTACACGAGAGTTAATGCTTGCGGCTAACAATTATGTAAACAGTCAAGGTAAGCCGCCGATATTTAAGATTGTTTATGTATCCGATGCTTTTTTTGGGTATTTGTGCGATTCGTTTGATATTATTGGGAGTGTTATGAACAGAGCTAAATATCAAGGCTATGAAATTATTAATGTTGGCTTTGATGATGTGCCGCCGTTTGTTATTTACTTAGGCTAATGAGTATCCAACAACACAGCGACAGTTAATTATCTCTTTAGCACTACCGTTGGGGTCGCCTGGGTGCAATAATATATCAGTGCCCACAGAGAATGATTCGCCTTTATTTACTTTCTGTCCGTTGGATGCTAAATGCGTTAACCTTGTGCGCTCGGTTAACGCGCTTATCCACTCCTTCTTTATTCCACTTCTAACCGTACTAACGGCTTTCTCTGCGCTTGCATTAGCCGAACTATGTGATTCTGTACGTGCAATCATTCGACCTCGTAGGCGTGATAGATTACCACCTTGCTCAGCTATTCTTTGTTGTATCAGTATTCCAGTTTCGCGCTCTGCCAACCCTTCGGTAACTGAGTCCTCCAATGCTATCCTAATTATTTCTAGTGCTTGGATACTGGTTGTGTTTGAGATTTGCGTAACCCTTAAGCCTGCCACCCATCGCAACCATAGAGCCATCTGGGTATCAAAATAAGGCGTCATAGGAACATCGCGCTTTATATTCATTTGGGCTAATGAATCTAGCATACGCTGACCGAATATATTGTAAGATACACTGTAAAGCTTGGTTAGTAATTTATGTAACCGAGTCTGATGTATTTCCATAACCGCAGGCATATCACCATCATCGGTGCGTGCAATTGCTTTCATTGCCCTAAGTATCTCACGGCTAAATGCGCTCTCGCTTTTGTTGGCAAGATCGATAATACCAGCCTCTACAATTTGCTGCTCTTGTATCGGTGTATAACCCGTAATTAGTTTACGAGCCATATGTAATTTTACTCATCATCTTTTTAACTGCGGTATCAACGGCCTCATCTTCGCTTGCTACGGTTTCATCAACTAACGGATCTTGCTGCACTACTGGCAATTGATCGCCGTCAAATCCTAGCTCTAATCGCTCATTTATAGACGCGGCTTCAAATCCAATTGCTTTCAACTTAATAGCGTTATCCAGTTTTTCGCCGTAATTTTCTTGTAATGCTCTGATGTTTGATAAGTCGTATTCAATGCAAAATTCTGCACCAAACTCAGAGGCTAATTGCTTGTTTAATTGCGCTTTGATTAGGTCTAATTGTGGAATTATAGTATTAGTCCACAATTGTTTTAGCATGGTTTCTGCATTCGATAGGTTTACATTCTCAGTTAATCCCAAGTCACTTAATGACATGCCAAACGCTGCGGTAATCTCACCCCATATTTTATTCTTACTATTTGCAAAATCCATTTCAACAGCAGAGGTGTTTAGTATGTTTACTTTGCCGCTTGTTACTAATGGCTTACGTGCATTGTCATTGCCACCGTTACGATCAATAATAGCCTCTTGAATTGCTTTAGCATCTTCCGCAGATGTCTCTGATGGCACTTCAACGTGCAAGTCTGTAACGCCTCTGTTCTCAAACGATCGCTTTTGCCACTCTCCAGCCTCGCGGTCAATATCTGTCGCTCTACCGGCTGACATTAAAACAGGCATACCAAAGTAACGGCTATTCGGGTTAGGGTTTTTTAGCTGAATCATATCATCGGCTAAAATAACAAATTTCTTCGCGCTATACTCTTGATATTCAAAGTGGTCAACTAAGCGCTCTTTGCCTGGCTTAATTTTCATAAACTGACTAGGCAATACCCACAATTGAGTTGGCAGGTTTCTTGCACCCGCTTTAATCTCGGATATAAATGCGCTGCCTGATAAGTCCATCATTTGACTAATTGAATATGTCAATTCAAGCATCGATAGTTCTGGATTGGGGTTATCTAGCAATAATTGAAGCGGCGAGTTTGGCGCTAACTCTTTTGTTCCGTCGGCTTTTATTATATTAGCCTTCCACGGAACAGATGAAATTAATTTTGCTCTCTTCTCAACGCAAGCATAAACAACAGCAGATGCATTATACCCCTCGTTTATTGCTACCTCAGTGTTCCAATTGTGATCGTGCTTTGCGAATAACCTCCACGTAGCAGATGCCTCTGGCAGTGATACCGACTTTATGACCGCCGCGACTTGTCGGCCTACATTCGTTTTAGGATGCTCAATTAGTTTCTTATCGAAAGGCCACATTTTTAATACTCTTATTTAATTAGTTCAATTATATACTGATTAGCAAGCAAAAACAAAACTCTTGTTTCTTGTGTGATGCTCGCACGCATAACGAAGTGAATCAATGAAGTGGTTAAAATCATCGACCGGTTTATTTAGTTGCTTATTATTCTTATCTACAGCCCAGCAATAGTTGTCAAATTCGACCATAAATTCGACTAAGTGAGCGTTTACCACGATGTCAAACTCAAGTAGAAAATCTAATCCGGTACTAATTGACCCCGCACCTTTCATTGCACCTCTAACAATTACACCCTTTGTCTTTAGGTAGTCAATTGACTTAGGCTCTGAGCTATCCGCTGTTGTCATGTGTCTATGTGCTAACAGCTTTTTAATGTTGACGGCTATGTCAGAGTTACTTAAACCCTTTTCATAAAACCCATCATAAACGTATATTTTTTTATTCTTAACATCAATGTATGTTTGATTGAATGCGCTAGGGTCGTTAGTATAGCCGAAGTCCAATCCTTGAACGTATTCAAGCCCTTCTATTTCTTCTTGCCTGATTAGCCTAGTAGACACATTGTTAAATACCAGTCCGTCAGCAGTACCCCAATTACCAAGCGCATAAATAGTATAATAACGCGGGTTTGTTTTCTTCTTGTTTTCCATTACCATTTTGTATGATGAATCAATAAAATAGTTATCTAGGTAAGTGGTTTTAAGCGTAAATACGTCTTTTATAGGGTCGTCAAAAAACACACGCTTAGTCCAATGTTGTTCGCTGATTGGGTTAAACGTCATTATTATCTGTTTAATGTATTTAGTTTGCCCACGTAATCGTAAATCAAGCTGCTCAAAATCCTCTTGTGTTAGCTCGGTAGCCTCTTCTATCCATATTGAGCTTACGCCCTCAATTGACTTCATCTTCTCGACATCATCAAGGCCGCTAAACATAAACTGTGAGCTATTCTTTTTGTATACAATAGTCTTATCGGTAAGGTTTACATTAAACTCTTCGTTTAAACCCCATACTGAGATGATATTGCGTATAAGCGTAAAGACCGAGCGTTTTATAGTTCGGTCAACTTTTCGGATAATTAGGAAATTATGCTTTTGGTCGCTTTCTTTGAGTATTCTGTAAAGCATTTTACGTGCGACTATGTGCGATTTGCCGCTGCCGGCTCCGCCCCACGCTACCTGGTAGCGCGACTGGTCTTGAAATAAAGGCACAAACGCGGGAGATTTATCCTGTACGTGACGCCTAAATTTGGCAAGATCTACCACTCATCCTCGCCGCTATCAGTAACCTTTTCGGTAACTTCAAGTTGTTGTTTATCAACAATACCAAGATACCTGGCCATTAATGTCGAGTTTGTTTGGTTGGCGGCTGCATATTCAAAGTTATGTGCAAATATATAATTACGCATATACCCGACTGCATTAACCATATCCTCGTCTTTGCTTACTTGATAGCGTTTGAATGTAGTCGCTCCAATACCAAGAAAGTTGTATAAAGCCTCAAATGTCATTGCTCTAGGTTTTAGTACTTCTGAGTATTCGATTTGACCATTAACGACATGCGGCTTATTTTCAATTATGCAGCCGCGTTCGTGATGATGCTCTAAAAACTTATGAAACTCGGCAAGAATCGAGCCAGAGTTGTACACTGCATGAACACCCATTTAACACTCCGATACTAGCAATTGAACTTTTGAGCATTCTGTCCTAGTCGTTGTTGCATAGTTAAACTCAACAACCGCGCGACCAACAGTGACACCCGTGATTAATGCGCTAATTATATTGCCGTCAATAACAGTCGAGCCAACGGTAATTAAGCCGCTTGAGCTTGCAACTGTTGCGCTGATTAATGCTTGCCCGGTAGTAAAGCTAGACACATCGATACTGTATCTCTCCACTTTTCCCACATTAAGCGGCTCTTGAAACGTAATCATGCAGGGAATGTAACTGTAAGTGATGAGATTGAGCTTGTGCCGCCTGATACGTAATCAAGTGTTGCACCGCTTACGATAACGTCAGCACCAGAGCCAGCCAAGCCGACAGTAAGCGTATATACTGATCCGCCTGCTGTTAATGTTGCGCCATCTACCGTGCCACTTGCTGCAATGGTTGCATCTGCAATAGCATTACCAGTAATAACACCGGTAGATGGAGCACCGAAACCCGCTAATGTATGAGTGACTACTGTAGTGCCACCATCTAAAATAACCAATGACGCTGTAGTAAAGTCAGCAGAAAAGTCTGCTGCTCTTGCATTTCTTGCCGCTGTGTTTGCTGTTGACATTTTATATTTTCCTGTGTCGTGCGCTAGTCTATAGCTGCTGATTTGTGTTTAAAGTACGTATTTTAATCTGTGTGTTTTGGCTGTATGTAATTACTTGAGTGCCAGACCTGTAATAATACACTTGTATGCCGTTGTTAGCAATAACGCTGAATGTCGGTGCTGTTACGTCAACTGTAATCTCTGCGGTTAGTGTAGGTCTTGTCGCGCTGTTTAGTACGCTAAATACAGGCGCATCAATACTAAAATCAATTGTAGATAATAGCGGGTTTATTAATGATGTGTTTACACTAAATATTGGCGCATCAACTAAAACAGCTATTGATGCAGATGCATTGCCAGGCTCAGTTGCAGTACTTGCAATGCTAAATATTGGCTTGTTAATATCAAAAGCAGTATTAACTGTAAATATTGGCACGATACTTGACGAGGCAATACTAAATATAGGTTTAGATACTGACAGTGCAATTGCAGAATTAACAATTAATACTTGATTATCTGCGGCAACACTAAAAACTGGTTTAGATATTGATGCCGCAATAGCCGATGTTATTACTAATTGCCCGTTATCTGCGCTTACTGCAAATACTGGCTTGCTTATATCAACAGCTAACGCCGATGTAAATGTTGGCACGGTTGTTGATGCGGCTGTTGCAAATACTGGTTTAGCTACATTAAAAGCTAAATCAGATGTAAATGTTGGTACTACTTTAGATGCTGTCGTTGCAAATATTGGCTTTGCAATTGTATAAGCGATATCCGCGCTTATTGTTACTGGGGCGACAAAGCTAGAAGATACCGAGAATACTGGTTTGGTTATTGTTTGGGCTATTGATGCAGATATTGAGCCGCCTGCACTATAAAATACCCACTGGCTATCATCAGTTGGGAAATTAACAAGAGTGCCAGAAGTACCCCCTTCATCATCAGGGAGTATCGAGCCCGTACCACCAGAGGATGAGGGGTTGTAAAACTCAGTCTTTCCAGATGTATTCCCAACTTCAAAGGCATACAAATCTAAGTCCCCAAAGAAGCTCGTTGCTATTGCTCCAATAGTTCCTATTTGAAAAGTATCTGAATTTGTAAGCGTTACAGCAGAACCCCCATCAACAGTAACAGTATATTGGTTTGTTGCGGTATTTGTCCTTTCTAGCCTTAATTTAAATCTAGTTCCAATAGAAGGTCTAGTAACAGAAACGGTGTTATTAGAGTATGATGAAAAGCGTATATTTAAAGTAGATGAGTTGGAGAACTCGATTAAATCTCCATAGCCCCCAGTTCTCCCTAGCAATCTATAGTTAGAGCCAGTAAAGGCGACATCTATCTCTAGATAATCGCCGTTTGCAGACCCTATATTTTGACTAGGCAGAGTTACGTAATTATTACCACCCGCGGTAAATTCTAAATAATATGCCATTACTAGCTCACCAAATTATACGCATCATCAACATACATATCAGGAAAGTTAGGGCATTGAACGCGATAAGTACCTGCTAGTTCTACATCACGAAACCCTGCTACTCTGACATACTCAAAAGCGCTATCAGCGAACGTAATTTTACGGTAGATTTGCGGATTGTGTTTCTCGCAATCGGCTGTAGTTGTTATTGTGCAAAATCCTTGCTCAACGGTTACAGATTTGCGGTTGATTGTGCCTTTAGCTAAATCAAAATCATTTTTAGTTATAGACTTGTAAGGCTTGCGCGTAGTATTGGCATAACCTACACAGGCATCACGGCAATCAGAGGTTAACGCACCTATAGCGACCAGGTATCCAATTAACTGTTGTTGCCCTCGTCCAACAGGATGCGAGTTCATCAGATTAAAATCACTAACACCGGCTTGAATTGCAAACACTAATCCTTTCGCTTTCTCATCAGCACTGTTAAGTAATATGTTAAGCGAGTTATACACAGTTAGGAAGTTAATAACCATGTCAGGACTAAGCATACGCTCCAATGGCTCAGTGTGATTTCTAGCATCTGCTAGTGTTGCAAAGTCTTTAAGGGGAGTAGTCATTGTTGGCAACCTTAGTTTATTTCCTACATTTTAAACCATTAGGCAAAAAAAAGCCATAACACAATAAATATGTTATGGCTTCGGCTAAATCCTATCAGTCGGGGAATGGACGTCGATAGGATTTTGGCTTAAAAGGCAGGTTAAGCCAGGGAGTAAAACTAAGCATAAAAAACTGGAGCGTCCGCAAAGATTAACTCCAGTATTTTATTAAAACAAAAACTAAACAACAAAATGGAAGTTCAGTAATGACACTATACACAAAAGCGCCTCTACCTTTATTCCGTAAAGAAGATGAAAAGTAGAGGTAACACTATTTTCTTACAACAACACAGTAAACTAAGTAAAGTTATTAGATGCTCTAACATCTAACAATTAGCTTACAATGTTAAGTGGTTATCTTATTCCTCTTCGCCGTCATCGTCAAGGCATTTATTGCAATATAATTCTGGGTATCCGTATTCGTCTTGTGAGTCGCATTCCATCGGTTCGTCACAGTCTGGGCATATTGGACCTTCATCATAGAATGGGCTGCGTGGGTCGTTATCGAATTGGCGTATGTTGTCTGGGTAGTTGTTCATAATATTATCCCTTTAATTAAGTAAACCCAATACTACATCGTAATACTGGGTTTACTGCTCCGACCAGTTAATCATCACCCCTAACATTCTCTTGAACTCTCAACGGCAAATACCCGTGTTTCTTATCGAATATTAATCCTTGTATTCCTCTCATTGCACCGTAACCTGCACCATGCGCCCAAGTACATTTTGGAGGTATAATGCCAACAGTCTCGACAACGCAGCCTGGATGTTCTTTAAATTGCACCCAACTGTTATGATGGACATGCCCAGTAATCCAGTGGCGATATTCAGAACCACCCCATAGCATTGGCGCATCGGCTGCCATTTTTCCAGGTAGGCTTGGTATCTTACATGTGTGCCCGTGTGCAAAACCTAGCAATACTTTATCGCGGTGAACATATTGAAAAGGATTGTCGCCTTTTTGCACAGTTACACGCGGATTATCTAGGTATAACTGTTCCATAAAGCCGCCTAATGCTCGTCCTAATACGTCGTCATGATTACCTGGTACGTTAACAAATTCAACCTTCTTGTATTTCTTTAGGCACAAGTCAGTAAACAGCCTCATCAGCACCATACCAGCATCAATCCATTTACCATGATAACTGGCTAAATCCTGTTTGTTGCCGCCTCTGGTTGTATATCCGGCGGCATTATCAGCATGAAACAAGTCGCCAGTGTTTAGCAATACGACTTCCTCAGTGTCAGGCAATGCAGATAACAATCGTCTAAACACTTTGCCGTAAACTCTATCCGCTATTTCCATATTCCACTCATCGCCCGTAATAGCTGACCAAACTTGCAAGCCAATGTGAGGGTCACCAATTGGTATGACGGTAAATCTGTTTTTACTTTGGGGTTTATTTAAATATGGGATTAGCGGGGCTGGTGGTATTTCATGTATTAATGCATCAAGCATTCGTCTTGCTGTTTCGTACTGGTCAGCCAGTGCTACGTTAGTTTTAACCCATTCCATTACAGTGCCAGTCGAGCCGTCCTCCTTGTTCATCAGTCTGTGCAATGTCGAGTAGCCTTTGACTATCTGGTCATCAGGGTTTTTGTGTCGGCGCTCGTTATCGGGGTCGTAACCAGTTGCCTTAAGCTTTGATATGTGATTATAAACTGCTCGCTCTGACATATCGTGCTTAGTTGCAATAGCTTTCCTGGTTAGTCCATTCGATAGCTCTTCGCGTAACTGCTCATGTGTAATCTTTGGTGCGCTCATAATCATTCCATCTTATGTAAGGACTTGACTGTAAACTAAATAAGTATTATTTACAAACCTTTAAACTCCCATATACGTACATTACGCGCTATTTTACCAACCTGTTCGTAACCCTTAAAGCTACCAAACTTTGAGTATGTGTCGCTTACAGTTGCGCGTTTAACTTTGAATTTGTCTGCTAGTTGTTGTGTTGTGAGTTGTTTATTCATTAGTATTAACCTTTAGTTTTTCAACTACATCAAGTACTGTATCAGCGTGTAATTGATGTTTTTTTACATAATATTTATATCCGCAATCTAAGCATTCATACCCTACAACTGACATACCAAAATATGTTGGTATTCCTGTATGTGCTTTTCTGTGAAATAGTTTTTTGATAAAATTCATTAGCCTTTACCCTCTAGTTGTTTGGTGTTCTTTATTTTGAAATGTAAACAAAAGTTATGTAAAAAAGGAATTAAGCTATTTGAATATATTTTTATATTGTTGTGTGTCCATAGGTAATCGCTAATATCTTCGTTTGATATATTGAAAGCCTCCGCTTTTGCATTAGCTAACTGCTCTTGCATATTATCGTGCGCCCATTTATTAGCGTCTGACTCAATTTTTAAATCAGCGTATTTCTCTGACCATGCGTCTAGCTGCTCACGTAAACTTAGTTTTTCTAACTCCAGTGACCACGCAACTCTACGCCACGAGTCTTTATCTGCTTTTAAGCCCTCAATCTCTTTCTTTGCACTAGCTAACTGCTTCTCCAAGGAATCAATAGTATCTTCAAACTTAATATATTTATCTTCTGAGTTGTTATATTGTTCTTTTAAATCTAACTCTAAACTTTCAATCTTTTTCAACTGGTCTATCTGTTTTTGTATGTCTGCGAGTGATTGCACGTTAGAGTGATTAGCGTAACTATAATCCCAATCACTATCATCAGTATCCATAAATCCACTTTTACCAGACTTTAAATAAAATCCGCTGTAGTCAACATGAGTAGCCCATTCTGGCTTACCCGCAATAATACTTTCTAGCGTTTGTAGTTCAGACATCATCAGCACTCCCTAATTGTTGCAGGTATTTTTGTACAACGTTTATTCGCATTAAATATTCGTTTAATGATTCAAGGGTTATATTTAAACTTGAAATAGGAACTGCTTTAATTCCATCAATGTTTTTTGCATGATTTACAGCATAATCTTTAGTGTAAATTTCTGCTTTAAGCCATGATTCAGTGTAACCACAATTATTATGAGCGTAATATTTACCGTACTTTTTTAATACATACGGTTCTTCTAATAGCATTTGTAGTTCAGACATTAGCCCTCACTCCCTATGCAATAGCCTTCTGCAATCAATAATTCATAATCTGCTTTATAATGTGTATCCCTGTCTATTACTGACCCATATTGCTCATAGCTCAACGGCTTAACTTTGGATTTTGTGTAGCCAGCATGGTATAAAAACTCGGCAGCTCTCCTATTTTTATTACGTTGGTTTGCTGGCATATTGCCCACCATTTCATCAATCGCTTTTTGCTTTGCGGTTTCTGCCGGGTTTGGGATTGGTTTAAGGTATTTTATATTACATAAAATAAGCCCTGTACTTTCATTAAGCACAAGACATACTTGAATACCGTCAATTGCACACACTTTTGCTCTTTTATTATCGTGCAAAACAATCTGCCCCACAATCGGCAACCTTTCACCATTCCAATTATTTTCCTGAGCTTCTAAATCTATTCCGTACATATCATATCCCCTAATTAATCGAACCCTAAGCATAACAAAAAACCCATGTTATGCAACGTCTATTTGACTGGTCGGAGCAGTGGTAAAACTTGATCGTCTGCAACCTGGCAAAGCAACCATTTCAGCATAAAAACACACATTATGTTAAATACGCCGTAAATGGGCTTGAGCGCAATCCTCACGATACTTGTTTTTACCCTTTACGTTTTGTCGAATACGCGAATATAGTTTGTGTGTGTTCTTGTTTGGTAAGTTGTAATTGATTTAATGCTGCCTATTGCAGTTGTGAGTTTAAGTAATCAATGAAAGAACCATTAAATAACTAGTTCTATGGCTACATACGTGGAAATAGGGTAGTTTATGGAAACACTACCCCAGACCGGAGACCACGCCAGTAAAGAGATTAATAAATAAATAGGGATATATGGTTACTTACTTACTTACTTTAATTATCTCTATTAATATGTATATACGTGTGAGGATGGAGGTATGTATGCCCACCCCATAAAATTGCCATAACTACCCTATTTGCCATAAACCGCATGGATAAAGGGCGCAAGTCTAAGGTAGTACTTCCATAAACACTTAAAAACTACCCTATTTCGTGTTTAAAATGAAGAATATTACCCTAAGATTATTGTGTTATCTGATTACTTAATCGTAAGTATTTGTCTTTTTATGTCATATGATGATTGACAAGTTGTTGGCAGTGTTTTACATTTAGTTACCGAATTATAGATTGAGTGAAAATTATGAAGTTTGCAATTGATGAAGAAAGAGAGACGCTTTGGATTGACCTAGAAGGTAAATTGTATCCTTTTGGGTCTTGTGGGTTTAAACCGGCTGATTTTTTAGGTGAAGACATGAGCAGTTATGGGGCTTGCCCTTGTCGTTTAAAAGAAGAAGATTTTAAGGAGATAGTTAATGACTAACACAGAAAAAACCCAACTAAGAAACTTACGCCAACTGTCAAAATACTTTGATTACAACCGCAGTGCGATGGCAGAAAGTCTAGGCGTTGAGTCACACGTAGTATATCAGTGGTTTAGCCGTGGAAGAATTAGCAAAACTGGTGCAGTGTTAGCAGAAAAAGCGACAAGTGGAAAAGTTACCGCCGCGCAGTTGCGTCCTGATATTGCGGAATTTGAGGAGTAGGGGGAATGGATCATAACGTCGTAAACATCAACGCCACAGTTGAAATATACGCCAATGATAATAACACATCATTAGCTTACGCTTGTGCCGTATTCAAATCACCAAAAATAACACATGCGGAAATGTGGGATAATCCGATAAGTGCGGAAGATGACATTCCAGGTAAGTTTGCTACGTTAGTATCTCGCGACCGTAAAGACTTACTTAGCCGGTTTACTATTGCGGTTACTGATGTTGTACAGTTTCCACAATCTACGGCTTTCTTACATGGTTTAGGTGTTGTCAGTGCAGCACTCAATAAAGCATTTCGCATACAATATCACCACGGTACTATACCGCTAAATCTTTACGTTATTACAGCGCAAAGACCATCAACCGGAAAGTCTGGTATGAATAACTTTTTTCTAAAACCGGTACGCTCTGCATATAAAGCTGAGGCAGATAGAACCGCGCCGATTAGGAACAAGTTAATAAGTGAAGTATTACAATTAGAAAAGGACATCGAGAAAGAAACTGACACAAGACAGATTCAGCAGTATTGCGATCAACTTGTCGAGGCTAAAGAAAAGCTATCAAAAGTACCAAATTGGCGCAGTCATATGTCAGACGTAACAATTGAAGCGGCTGAAATGTGCGCTGCGAGTCAAGGCGGTATGTTTAACATTATATCTGCGGAGGCTAATGCGGTGTCGGTTGTTACAGGTGGTGTGTATGGTGACAGTAAATCATCTAAAAATTTAGGTCTTATATTGTCGGCGTGGGATGGCGAACATGTTAGTTCTGCCCGGGTAACTCGTGAAGGTATTGATTGCGAGGTACGTGCCAGTATTGCGGTATTAGCTCAGAATGATGCGGTTAAGGTTATATTAGATGCAGGCGCAACCGGTACAGGTATTACAGAACGGTTTTTGTTGCTATCAGAACCGACAATGTTAGGCAGTAGAGGCGACCCTATTTACGATAAGGTTGCATTCCCTAAGTTACTCGCAGAATACGAGGCGCTAATCAATAATATAATTGCAGAGGATAATATTGTAATTGATTTTAGTCGCGAGTCTGAAAAGTATTTACGGCTTAAAAAGCGCAGTATTGAACCGAAAATGGCTGATGATGGCGAGTACTCAAACGACTTGATTGGTGGTTTTATCGGTAAAGCTGACAAACATATAAGGAAGATTGCGGCAACATTACATTGCTGTGAGGAATGGCGCGATACTGGCAGTAAGTCAAAGATAGTCGGCATAGAAACAACTATGAGAGCATCTGCATTATTTATGGAGTTAGCGGCAAGGTTTTTACATGCAGTCGATTGTCATGGTTATAGCGGCGAAAACTCAGAGGTTGAAAAGTTAGTCACTTACTTTACCGATAAAGCAGAAAAGGGAAAGCTTAAGATAACAATACCAACATTGGTAAGTAATCTATCTGGATCAAGACCATTTAAAGGAACACCAAAGATAACATCAAGAATTAAAGATAAGATATTGCCAATCCTGGCGCAGCGCAATTATGTTGTTGTTGTTGATAATACTGTTTATATAAATCCGAGGTTGAAGTAACTGGTCGGATATGTACAGCACAAAAAATAGAATACAATCGGTTTAAATTTAAAGGGGAAGAATATGAAAATCGACACAGACGCACTACTCGCAAAACTAAACATAGTTGACGTAATCAATAACACTGGATTCCAACTAAAGAAAGAGGGCAAAAAATACGTTATGTGCTGCCCTTTCCACGCCGAAAAGTCACCATCATTTAAAGTTAACGAAGCTAAGCAGTTTTATTATTGTTTTGGTTGCGGTGTATCCGGTAATGCAATCGGTTTTGTAATGGACTTTCAGAAAATAGAATTTAGGGAGGCATGTGAAATGCTAGGCGCAAACGTAGCAGCAACACCGAGTGAGCAAGTTAAACAGAATATGAATAGAGTTATTAGCACGTTACCTGGTTATGATAAGCGCGACCAGGATTTGTGTCTCTACTTACTACAGAATCACAGTGTAACAACAATAAACGGCGTAGACTTATATGATGTTGGTTTACATTTTTACGCGCCGGTTGTCGATTTACAGGACTCAATAGTCAACCTATACGACATAGTAAGCGGTGATTTTATTGCCGGTGGTGTATCTCATTTAGCATACACACCTATGATTAGAGATTTATTAATAGATACATATTTAATAATCACAGAATACGACGACGCAATAAAGATATTTAACAAGTATCAAAACGTCAATATTCTAGTTAGCCACTCGTCATACAATACAAAGTTACTAGCCGAATGTGATATGCCTATTTCGCGTATTCCTGTGTTGACTCAGGATGATACGTTGGCCTATTCGTTAATGGATAAGGGCGTGTGGTCTGAGTATAGGAAGTTGACTGGTAAATTGAGTAAGCGGATGAGCGGGGAGGATTTTTATGATTGACTTAGGAAAATTCAAACTACGCGAAGAATACCAATTACCAATACATAACGCGACACTTGACCACCTACGCACAAAAGATGCTAAACCCGCGTTTATTGATGCATCGGTCGGCGCTGGTAAAACTTTAAATATCGCGGCTATTGCTAAACACTCACAAGAAAAGGGAGGTCGTGTTTTAATCTTAGCCAGGCAAGGTGAGCTAGTTAAACAGAATAGTGAAATGGCGTGGAAGTGCGGATTAAAAAACAGTATTTACTCGGCATCATGCGGCAGTAAATCAACGTTTTATCCTGTTGTTTTTGGTACTGAGGGGACTATTGCGGGCGCATTAGATGGTGATTTTGCGACAACTAAGTATGATTTATTGCTAATTGATGAATGTCACATGGTGCATCACCAAGATACAACGCTATCAATTAAAGGTAAAAATGAAGGTGAGCCAACCCAATACACAAAAATAATAACGCACTTACTAAAACTAAACCCTAAACTAAGAATCATTGGCTACACTGGCTCACCGTACCGAGGAAAAGAAACCATCATAGGCGAGTTTTGGCAGAAGAAACTATATGAAGTGCCAACAATGTACTTAGTTAGTCTTGGTTATTTAGTTCCGCCTGTGTTCGGCTTTGGCGATGATGCGCACAAATATGATTTAGCAGAATGGACACCTAGAGATGCTGACAAAGGCGCGAGTGATTACGGCGCTAAAGAACTACAAGCAATGCAACGTAAGATTACAAAGGATAAACAGCTTACTCAGATTATTATGGAAGAGGTTGTAGGAATATGCCAAGCCCGTAGCGGTGGTGTAATGATTACTTGTGCCGGTAAAAAGCACTGTGAACAGGTTGCTGAGTTTTTACCAGAAGATAGTTGGGCAATTATTGTTGACTCGACAAGCACAAAAGCCCGGTCTCAATCATTAGCTGATGTACGCACGGGTAAAATTAAATACATATTGCAAATTGGATGCTTAACGACTGGTATAAATATACCACCGCTATCAACATCAGTCATTCTACGACGCATTGGGTCACTTACATTGCTTACACAGCTTATCGGCCGTATATTGCGCACGCTAGAAGATGAAGATTTAGAGCGTGGATTTACTAAGATTGATGGCTTGGTCCTTGATTATACAGATACTTTCGAATCATTCGGCGACATATACGACGACCCTATGCTAGACAATGCAAGAGCCGCAAAAGGTAAATTTATTAGTGAGACGCAAGATTGCCCGACATGCAACTCAGTAAACAGTATTCATGCGGTCAGGTGCATCGGTGCAGCGGCTAATTCAGACGGGCGGTGCGATTACTTCTTTAAGGGTTCGATGTGCTTACGTTGCGATACAATGAACGCTCCGACCGCTCGCACTTGCCGCAACTGTGATGCAATTATGATTGACCCGGCAAAAGCGTTAAAGAATAAAGCATATACGGATGCAGATTGGAAGGAAGTTATATTTGGCAGTATGAGTATGAAGCCAACGGCAAACAAAGACGGTGTTTGTGTCGAGTACAGTTTGAACAGTATTTACACGGTTAACGGAAAGGAAATGCAGGAAGTTGCTAGAGAGTATTTAAAACCATTTAGCACCGCACCGCATGAACGCCAGAAGTGGCAGTCATTTGTCAGCACGCATATTAACGGGCGCGGGTTCCAGGCTATAATGCGCAAAAACACGACAATTAATGACATCATAAAGAATAAAGCGATGTTTTGTATGCCGTCGCATATTACGCATCGAGTTAATGATAAAGGTTTTTCGATAATTAATCGTAGACGGTTTTTATCGGGTCGTGAAGAGGGGTGACTGGTAAGACCACTATATTAATATTTTTGTGTATAGTTAATGCTAATTAATATACACATCAATTTTGATATGTATAGATTTAAGGGGAATTTATGATAACAGCAATAGACCCAGACCTACGCAAAAGTGGCGTTTGTACTTTAAATTCTGGCGGAGGTATTATTTTTTTAAGGTCATTAAGTATTATTGACTTAATAGAATACGCTGATGAAAATCAAACAGACACATTCGTAATCGAGGACGTAAATAAAATCAAAGCAATGTACAACAGGGGCGCAAAGACTAGCAACACAACTATTGCGCAAAACGTCGGTATGTGTAAAGGCGCTGGCACTATAATTACCGATATTGTTACTCACTATGCAATTAATCCACCAATACTCGCCCCAGTCGGTTTAGGTAAAACAGTAAAGAATAATACAAAGCTGTTTAAAGAATTGAGCGGATGGACAAAATCAAGCAATGAAGATATGCGGGATGCTTGGGCAATTGCGCGGTGGTATTTTATGCAAACAACTGGTAAGACCACATCAACTAAATAAGTGTGTATAGTGGTTTTAAATTCATAAAGGGGAAGAAGATGAAAATTACAAAGTTAAAAGGTTTAGAGGGTTACAAAATATCATCGGGTGATTTTTCTATATGGTTTGATAGCGTTGACATAGATAATGAGTTGGAATTAACTACTTTATACAGAAATGGCGGACTTGTTTGTAATTTATGGCATAAGACAGCAATAGAATTCAATAATTTATGGGAAGATATAAAATGAACATACAACAACTAACACAAGAAGAATACCGCGCAGTTGATGCTCTAAGTAATTCAGAGTTACAGCTAATTGCACGCAGCCCAAGCGAAATAGAGTGGTCCAGAAACGCACCAGTTGATAATACTAAAACAGCCGCCTTTGACTTTGGTACAGCTTTACATGCTGCACTGCTTGAGCCTGAGACGTTTAACGATAGCGTGTTAGTTTATACTGATACAAAATCTCGTGAGACTGTTAAGTTTAAAGCGTTTTACGATGCACACATGAGCGAAGGTAAGCTAATTTTACTTGAAGATGAATACAGTAAGATCCGTTTCCAGGTTGATAGTGCATATGCTCACCCGACGTTTGCTAAAATAATGCGTGATGCGGCATACTTAGAAAAGTCAATATTCACAAAGTTAGACGGAGTAAATGTAAAGATTCGACCCGACTTAATTGCTGAAGGTGGACTATTATGCGATGTCAAAACAACAGCAAGCATTGACGATTGGCGCAACTCAGCTAAGTGGAAGAACCCGCTATTTACACACGGATACGGACATACAGCGGCGTTTTATATGGATGTTTTAAGTGAGGCATCTGATATGCAGGTTGACTCATACACATTCCTAGTTGTACAAAAAACAATATCACTAGGTAAGTACCCGGTCGCAGTAATTACAATTACCCGCGAAGAATGCGAGCGTTACGGTTTCTTTGATGAAGTTTATGCAAACCTAGCGCGTTATAAGCAATGTAAAGCGGATGATAATTGGATTGGTTATGAGTCGTTTCCGGCGTTTCCAGTGTTTGAGAGTGAGCAAGTCGTTATTAGTGAGGTGAATTAGTATGAACTTCGACATAACAAACTCAATACAAGCTAAATCAGACCAGTTAAACGCTGATGATTTAGTCACAGCGCCACGAACTATTAAAATTAGTGACATTACACAGGGTAATGCAGAAAACCCCGTGATAGTCCATTACGAAGGCGATAACGGTAGGCCGTTTAAACCGTGTAAAACAGTGCTGAGAATAATTGGCGCGGGTTGGGGAAATATGACGGGCGAGTGGGTTGGTAAATCGTTAGTATTATATTGCGACCCAACTGTTGTTTATGGTGGTAAAGAAGTTGGCGGTATCCGCATCCAAGCAATGTCTAACATATCTAAGCGACTAAAGATTAGTTTGTCAAAGACGCGCGGCAAGAAAGTTGAGCATCTTATTGATATACTTGCGCCGGTTAAATTGCAGGCATACCCCGGCGAAAACTTTACGACGAATTTCCCTAAGTGGGAAATTGCAATTAACAATAAAAAGATGTCAGCAGAACAGATAATTAACGGCTGTAATGCTAAAGCTAATTTGTCCGACGAACAAAAACAACAAATCCGTGACATCGAAAAAGGTGATGCAGATTTAATGATTGACGAAAGTGTAAATGATTTTTTTAATGATAAGGAAGAGAAGTAATGAACGTACTAACAATAACCGGCAACCTTGGCAAAGACTCCGAAGTAAA